CTACTTCTCGAAGGGTACGGTGCGCAAAGCGTCGGAGCTATACCTCAAGCACGGCAACCAAGCCAACCACACCCTCGAACATGAGCACACTATCCACGGACTGACCGTGGTTTAATCGTGGATGGTAGAGGACAAGGAGAAGGACAAGAGCAACTACTACGGCCTCGACGTACCCGTAGGAACGTGGATGGTAGCCGTCAAGGTTGACAACGAAGCCATTTGGCAAGAGTGGGTCAAGGAGGGCAAGGTAAAGGGCTTTTCCATTGAGGGATACTTCGTCGACAAGATGAAGAAGAACGCCGAGGATGAGATGCTTGCAGAACTGGCAAAGGCCATCGTGAAGCAGGACGGCCGAACGAAGTCAGGCACGCGGGTGGTGATGGAGTCTTACAGCGACTACCCCGAGGCAGTACGCAACAACGCCAAGAGGGGCATTGAGCTGAACGAGAAGAACGGGAACAAGTGCGCCACGCAGACGGGCAAGGTCCGAGCGCAGCAACTGGCACAGGGTGAACCCGTCTCTTTGGAGACCGTCAAACGCATGGCCTCATATCTCTCTCGTGCGGCCGAATACTACGATGAGAACGACACCTCCGCGTGTGGCACCATCTCGTATCTCTTGTGGGGTGGAAAGGCGGGTCTCCGCTGGGCAGAGTCCAAGCTCAAGGAGGAACTCTTCGCCGCTCTAAAAAAAGAGCTCGGAGAACTTCAGGAATAAGGGTAGAAAAAACTTATACAAAAAAAGGCACTCTATGACTATCAAGGAACGGGTACAGGAAGTCTTCAACAAGTTCAACGTCAACCTTACAGCAGAGGAGGTCTTGCGCGTGGACATGGCAGAAGCAGCACTGGAAAATGGTACCGTTATCTACACCGACGGCGAAGACTTCGCAGAAGGTGAAGAGGCGTACATCATCAACGACGAGGGCGAGCGCATCCCGCTGCCTCCCGGAGACTACACACTCGCAGACGGCGGGGTTATCTCTATCGGTGATTTGGGCAAGGTGAACAAGGTTACAAAGCCTCAGGGCGGTGACGCGAAGAATGAGGGTAAGCCCGACGCCAAAGGCATCGACGGCAAGCCTAATATTGACAGCACCAAGCCTACCAAGCGCAAAGAGGCGCCCGCTGCACCTCCCGCCCGCGACCCTGCGCCATCGGACCCCCCAAAGAAGAAGAAGAAACTCGCCTCGGAAGAGGAACAACAAAACGATATGAAAGTAGAATTTAACCAAGAGGAAGTCTTGGCGGTGCTTAACGAGCGCTTCCCCGACTTGGGCGAGGAGTTGGCTCAGGCCATCGCCGCAGCCGTGGCTGAGGTGTACGCCCAGCCCGAAGAAGAGGTTATCGAAGAGGAGGCCAAGGAAGAGGAAAAGGAAGAGATGACAGAGACCACCGAAGCACCCGAAGCAACCGAAGAGGTAGCCGAGGAGGTAGAGGTAGAAGTAGAGATGAGCGAGCAGAAGCCCGAAAAGACGGAGCTCGAATCACTCAAAGAGGCATTGGCAGAGACCAACGCCAAGTTGGAGGAATTGCAGAAGTTCGCGGCCGAGCCCGGATTGAAGCACAAAGCCCCAGCGAAGAAGGTCGAAAAGCTCGACCTCGCAAATATGACTATCGAAGAGCGCGTCCGTGCTCTTGCAAACCAACTCTCTAAATAATTCAGCATGGCTGATATGACATTCACAGTGAGCAACTACGCAGGTACGGCCGCCGTTCCTTTCGTTGCTCCCGCAATTTTGAGCGCAGATACCATCGCGAACGGGTACTGCACTGTCCTCGACAACGTTCGCTACAAGACCAACCTCCGCAAGGTGTCAGGCGGCACCGTAGAGGCTCGCACTTGTGACTTCGCATCTAACGGTTCTTTGGACATCTCGGATGTTCAGTTGGTGCTCACCGAGTTGCAAGTCAACGAGGAAATTTGCAACCACGAGCTTGCTCGCACTTGGGCAGCGGCTCAGATGCGCGGCAACTACGCAGGTGTCCCCGGTGACTACGAGCAGTTCTTGGCTCAGTACGTGGCCTCTCGCGTTGCCGAGGATGTCGAGAAGAACATCTGGGCAGGTAAGTACAACAGCACCAACGGCGGAACAACTGGCGGCGGCGCAGGTACTTTGTTTGACTCTGTGTTGAGTGCATACGTGGCAGGCGCGGGTACTCACGAAAACACCGTGACAGGCGCGTTCTCGGACACAAACATTGACGCCCGCCTCGCTACCTTGGTGGGTGACTTGCCCGACGCTTTGATTGGCGACGCAAACACCAAGATTTACATGAGCCGGAAGTCTTTCCAGCTCTACTTCCAGTTCTTGGCAGCAGGTGACAACAACCCCGTTTTGGCTACTCAGCAGGCTAAGTTCTACCTCGGATACGAGATTATCACTCCCGCAGGCTTCCCCAACGACACGTTGTTGGCTTCTCGCGTCGATAACTTGTACTTCGGTACTAACGTCTTGACCGATCACGTGGAAGCTCGCTTCATCGACCTCCGTAACACAACCGGAGCAGACCTCACTCGCATCCTCATGATGTTCGACGGAGGCACTCAGATTGTGGACGAGGCTTCTATGGCTTGCGTCCGTCGCTCAGCTTAATAACTAACCGAGACAACGGGGGGCCTTCGGGCCTCCCGGACTCTCCCTAAAACTCAAAACATGGCTTGTGATTTAACATTGACAGGGCGGGGAGTAGGTTGTAAAGACGCTCTCGGTGGCATCAAGCGTATCTACGTTACCGAATGGAACCCCGACGAATTTAGCTGGGATGCGATTGGAGCATCCACTGCCGGAGTTGTTGACGGCGTTACCGTAATTGCACCCGTTACTACGGTGACCTTCAAAACTTACGATATGACTCGCGGGTCTGGCTCTTTGACTCAGACTATTACTTCCGACCTCGTAGCAGGTACAGTCTTCTTTGACCAAGTTTGTTCTGTCACTTTTAACAAGGCGGCAGCCGCTGACATCGCAGAAATTCAAAATCTCGTGAAGGGCCGAGTCTCTGTTCTTGTTCAAGATAACAACGACAACTGGTTTATCATGGGACTCAAGAACGGCGTTGAAGTCTCCGGAGGTACTGCCCAGACGGGTCAGGCCGCAGGCGACCAAAACGGCTTCACGTTGGAGTTCTCCGCACAAGAAGCGAGCCCTGCTCCTTTCTTGGCTGTGACAGCTAACGTGCCGGACGACACCGAGATTGCCATCACGGCTGCACCGTAAGGCTAACGAAATACCGGGCCAACCTTAGGCCGTTATTGTTACAAGGAGGGGGAGGGCGTGGGCTCTCCCCTTTTTTATCTCTACGCATGATTCACCTCACACCCAACGCTGCCAACAACCGAGTCTTCGTGTCTCCTTTCGAGGCGCGTAAGTTCTTGCCTTCGTTTACGCACTACCTGATGATTTTGAAGAACAACGCGACAGAGAAGGAGCACCCTTGTATCCTGTCGACGGTTATCGACAACGAGAGGTACACGCGGGCAGACATTCCCACGAACAACGACGATCCCGCAGGAGGCAGCGTGCTTATAACCGAATCGGGCCTCTATACATTCACGATTTACGGTCAGAACTCAGCGACCAACAAGGACCCGAATAATGTAAGCGTAGTCGGTGTCTGTGAGGTAGGCCCGTGCAGGGTAAGCGCCGAGGCCGCATGGACCATCCCCGAAGTTACGATTCCCGATAACGTAATATATTACGAGTAACATGGAACTACTCAAACTCAAAGAATACCAAGAGCGTTCATACGCCGAGCGTCCATCTAACCAAGGGTGGGTCGCTTACGGAGATGACAACCTCTTCCCCCAGTACCTTATCGACCTGTACAAGAGCAGTGCCACACACAACGCTCTTTGCACGTCCATCGCATATATGATTTTTGGTGACGGCGTACAGGCCGACACCCTTGAAGCTCGTCTAAAGATTGAGGAGTGGGGCTTGCAAGATGAAGTCCGCAAGGCTTGCTTAGACCTCAAAATTCAGGGCGGCTTCGCGCTTGAGGTGGTGTACTCCATCGACCGCACGAC